ATATTAATAGGATGCAGATTATTGAAAATTTATTGCCTGTTCCTTGGCAAAAAGATTTATTTGAATCTATGAATGAAGTTACTTGGATTCATCAAAAAGGCACGTCTTATAAAACCGACGAAGGAAGTTTTATTCAAGGCATGGATGTATTTGTAGACGAAAACACTGTAGATTCTATCCAGTTTGTACATTATGCAACATTAGGTAATGAGCGTAGTTTTATGTTTGGTTACTTAAAACCTATGGTTCATATGCTTGAAGATCGCTTGAATAAAGAAATAGACATTTTACATCGAATTAAAATCAATCATCAAGCACCTATTCCAAATTTTACAAGTAATAACTACAATATTGCTCACGCAGATGATGCGCGAAAAGACTTTACATCAGTCATCTATTATGTAAACGACAGCGATGGTGATACTTTTG